CCCAGAAGCGAGGACTCATCAATGACGCCGATCAGGCACGCATTCGCACAGCACTCGAGCAACGTGACGAGGTGTTGGCGGAGATCCGGGAATCGGTCGTCGCTGCCGCTAAACACGGGGCGTCCGTACGCGAGCTAGCCGCCTTCACGGGGTTGTCGACGAATACAATCAGCCGATGGAAGCGCGGCGAGTAGGACGTCATGGCTAGGCCACCGCTCCCCCTCGAGACGTACGGGACGATCCGTACGTTCACTCACAACGGGAAGCCTGCGGCCAGCGCCTACTACCGCGACAGTGACGGTGAGACGCGGCGGATGATGCGCACCGGGCGGACGAAAGCTCTTGCAGTGAACGCGCTCAAGGAGGCGCTGCGGGATCGTCTGGCGCCGGCCGGTGACCTCATCACACGAGACTCCACGCTTCAGCAGTTGGCTGACGCGTGGAAGGTGGAGATGCTGGCCGACACGAACTTGGCGGACGGGACGAAACTCACCTACCAGGAGGCGTTGAAGGCGGTTCTGCGGGGTTTGGCGGGTGTTCGTGTTGGGGAGGCTACCCCGGCGAAGCTGAACCGTTATATCCAGGCTGTGGCGAAGAAGACTCCGGGGCAGGCGCGGACGGTTCGGATTGTGTTGAAGCACATGATGGCGCATGCCGTGTATGCGGGTGCGGTGGATCAGAACCCGGTGCCGGAGACTAAGGCGGTGACGCGAACGAAACCGAAGGTGAAGGCGTTGCGTGCGGACGACATTGCCGCGATTCGTGGGCTGCTGGAACTGTGGGATGCCGGGTTCGACAGGTACAACCGTCCCCGGAACGGAAGCTTGCGGGACACGATGGACATGTACGCCGCAACCGGCGCCCGCACGTCCGAGGTTCTGGCGTTGCGGTGGTCTGACTTCAACTTCGACTCGATGCCACCCACGGTCACGATCAACGGGACCGTTGCGAGGAGCATCGACGGGAAGCTGGTCGTGAAGGAGACACTGAAGACGGACAAGTCGCGGCGCGAGCTCGAGTTGCCCGTGTTCGTTGTGCCGATGCTCGTGGCACGTGCGGCAGGTGCGTACTCGGATCTCGTGTTTCCCTCTGCGGCTGGGACTCCGCGGTGGCCTGACAACCTCCGTAGGGATTGGCGGGCCGCGCTGGAGGGGAGCGGGTACGCTTCGGTGACTCCTGGGGCGTTCCGTAAGGCTGTGGCGACGCTGCTTGCTGAGGATTTGGGTGTTGAGGCGGCGCGGGACCAGCTCGGGCATACGGGGTTCGGGAATCTGCGGCATTACGTGGAGCAGGCGTCGCGTGGGCCGGCGTCGGCAGCGACGGTACAGAAGCTGCTGTCTCCGTTGTCGGGTGCCGCTGTTAATGTGAGTGAAGAAGCCCCCGACCCGATTGCGACGGGCCGAGGGCAAGAGCCGACTAGTAAGGAGTCGACATGACTGATCTTACCGAACGCGAAGCGCTGGCGTTGGAGATGCACCGCACTCCAGACCACCCCGGAGGATACGGCTGGCAGGCATACCTGCCGATGGCAGATCGTGTCGTTGCCGCTGGGTTCGTCCGCCGTACAGTCGTTCGGACGGTGGAGGAGTTCAACGAACTCGAGATCGGGACCGTGCTCCGACTGGCCGACGCGGACAGGATTCCGAAGATTGGCGAGGTCGCTCTGTTCAGTGGGCACCCCGGCTTCCGCGGATTCAACGGAGCGCACTACCACAAGGAGTGGGTATCCAAGGCTCTACCCGCACGTGTCCTTTGGGTACCCGCCGCCGATAGGAGTGAGTAATGGCGACCGAGTCGGAAATCCTTGCCCGCACCTTCCCGCAGTTCGTCACGTCCGAGATGGACAACTCGTACTACTGGAAGTCGGTAGAGCAGTACCAACCCGGCGACGTGATCGAGCATGACGGAACCCGCTACGAGGTGCAGTACTCGTGGCCGTGGTGGAAGCCCCGCACCATACAGGTCTACATGGCCGAACTTGAACCCGTCGTCGCCGATAGGAGTGAGTAATGAGTGCGCTGATCGAACTCGTCGTCCGGGAAGACGGCACCTACACGCTCGGTACGGACCTTCCATTACTGGAAGCAGTCGAGACCATCCGCGGAGTGATTGACGGCCTCGCCGCCGATAGGGGTGAGTCGTGAGTCAGCCCCGCGCTACATGGATGTTCGAGGATTGGCCCAAAGGGAGCCTGGCTCACGCCGGTCAGCAACTCGGCATGGCGGTGCTTCGCTTTCGCGTCAGCGTGATCGACAAGGCATTTCGTCCGGTGGTCCGGTGGCTTATCGCGAAGCTTGACGGCAAAACCGCCACTAAATAGCCACTAACGCAGAAAACCGCCCCGCCTGTCCGGAGACTGGCGGGGCGGTTTCGTTGATTTTCCGGGGCTGTGGGGCTGGTGGCGAGTGAGGGATTCGAACCCCCGAATGCTGAGCAGTCTGGTATGCAGTCGCGGTTACCTGGGCCTACTTCCCTCTACCGTTTCGCTTGATTCTGCGGGCGAGTAGCTGGAGGGAGTCGCAAGTAGCTTCTGAAAACAGCCACTAAACCGCCACCGGTGGTATCGGGTGCGATACCAAGGCGCACCTGAAACGACGAAACCGCCCCGCACCCCACCAATGAAGGTGGAATGCGGGGCGGTGTTGGTTAGAACCAGGGGAACAGGAACCCGAAGGCGAGGCGGATCGAGTTGCCCTTGAAGGGCGTAAACCGGATCAAGCGGCGTTGCTGTTGGTGTTCGCCACAGCGAGCGTGCCGACCGGGACGCCCAGGTACGCGAGCACCGCAACACCCGCAACAAGGATGTCGGGCTGTCCGAGCTCGAGTGACGCGTATGCGACCTGTGCGGCGCCGGCCACGATGATGGCGACCACGTAGGTGCCGTAGATGATGGCGCGTGCTTTCGCGTTCTTCACGATCACGCCTAGCTGCGAAGCGTTGGGAATGTCAGACATGGGTTCTCCTAAGTTGGTTGCTCATCGGGGAAGGTTCACCGGCCAGATTGGGCGTGGGCGGTCTGAGGTCTCCACGTACCCGCCCCACTCGTGGAGGACGTGAGCGTGGGAGCGGTACGCGTTCCGTTCGTTCTCCAACGTCGTCACACGGTCTTCGAGCTTCTTCACGTCGTCCCGCAAACCTTGGGCGTATGTGAGTGCCAGTTGGCCGGCGTCGACCTTTGCGTTGCGTCTGTTTGTCAGCCACGTGCCGAAGACGGCACCGGCGGCGGTGAGGAGTGCGGCGCCGAGGATGCCGAGCGTTCCCCATACCGCGGGTGGTACCGACTCCCAGAGCCCTGGGTCTGTGGCAGCGGTGGCGATGGTCACGAGAGGGGACGCTTCTTGAACTCGTCGCGGACTGCGGCGGGGATCGCTCCGAACTCGTCACGGAGTCGCGCCTCAACATCTGCGGCGGCATCCTCGCCTAGAAGCGCATCCACCTTCGCGTCGAGCGAGCGGAGCACAATCTCTTGCGTCGGCCGCGACGTGCCGTAGTCGAGAGTTGGGTTGGACGTGAGCTGTCCCGAGACCCACAGTCCGTTCGCGGGGAGTGCGGCGATCTCCTCGGGGCTGATGCCGCCGATACCGCCGAGAACAGCGTCAAGGTTCCCGTCTGTGACATCAACACGCTTCACCGCGTCGGGGTTCGCCGCCATGAGGATGTTGAGCACGTTCTGATTGGCGATGTGCTTCACGACGCCCGGCTGCACGGCGTAGTCACCTCGAGCCGTGTTGCGAATGTAGAGAGTCATCTCGGGCTCCTCGATGATTGGTTGGGGCGCTGCGCCCACGAACGGGGTGAAGGTGCCGCTGAAAGCGGGCACCGGACCCCACGGGTCAAGGTCGATCACGTGCCACGGTTCGTCGGGGTAGCCGCGGGAGCGCATAATCATTCCCGGGGTGAGTCCGACAGATCGGACGTCGGCGAACCATGCCGCCTGGTTCCACCCGTAGACCTGACCCCAGTTGTGGTAGTCGATCGCGAGTGTTTGCCGGCCTTCCCAGAACCCTCCGTGGGAGGAAGTGCCTGGGGTTGCGGCTCCGATTCCCCACACTTTCTGTGCGATGACCTGCGCCCAGTAGGGGCGGTAGCAGGAGAACCCGGCTGTGGGGGTCAGCGTGACGTTGGGGTTGCGTTTGCGGGCGAGTGCGACGAGGGCGAGATGCCTCGCGTAGGTGGCGGGGGGAAGTCCCCAGTACCAGTCGCCGTCGATCTTGCTCCACCCACGTTTGAAGATGACGAGCAGGTTCTCGGGGATGTACCCGTTGGTGTAGGTCGGCATCTGCTACCTCCGGGCAAGACGAAACCCCCGGACCAATACGGTTCCGGGGGCTTCGTCGGGCCTACGTGTCTAGTTGTGTTTCTTCCACTGCGTGATCGTGTCCGGGGAGATCCCCGCCACTTTCGCCGTTTCGCGGACGCTTGACCGGGTGGTCACGTCGAGGACCACGCGACGCCAGTTAGCGTCTGCTGCGACCTTCTGCGCGTGTGCCTGCTTGATGAGGTCGGCGTCTTCAGATGTCACGGTGCCGCGCGGGTTCACACGGTCAGGTTATCGGGGTGCTCCGGTCGCCCACCGCGTACGAACGTGTCCCTGGTGCACACCTCGT